GTTAAAGATGAACCAAAAGTTTCAAGTGAAGTTAAAGAAAAGGGTAAAATGAGCATACAAGAACGTATTGCTGCAATTAAAGCTAAACAAAAATAGAAGAGTAAAAAATACTGGCTGCTGGAACTACAAGGAAGAAGGCAGGGAAATCGGGCATTTGTAGTGCTGGCGGATTTCGGGGCGCATAAGAGTATGTGTCGTGCAGAGTAAGTCGGGTGGTAGGCTCTGTTTTTTATGACAATAAGGTTCGAAATTTATTGTTAAGGTTTCGTAACACCAGAAGTTACGATGATGGGAGAAAGGTGGAGGTTATATCTATGGTTCGAGTCCATAACTCCCACGAGGTCGGATAGCTACCGAATGAACTTAGGAATGTGAGTACACATGAAAACAGCGAAACCTAAGAGAGATTAACAAAATAGCTGTCCACTATCTGTGGGAAAGTTGGTAATCCGCTACATTTGGGATGTAGATATCGTAGGTTCGAGTCCTACCAGATAGACAAATATTCGCAATTCGCAATTTAAACTAATAAAGTATGAGTAATGTAAGATTTATAGCAGATTTACACTTAGGGCATAAATGGATGGCCAAACATAGGGGTTTTAAAGATACAGTAGAACACGATGAACATATAATAAAACAATGGAACAAGATTTCACATAAAAAAGACTTAACTTATATATTGGGGGATATAACGATGGAGGATAATTTTCCATATTACCAATTAGATAGGTTAAAGGGTAGAAAAATTGTTATTGGTGGAAATCATGATTTGAAAAAACATTCTGCAGAACTTTTAAAATATGTTGAATCAATAATTGGAGTATTGGATTATAAAGGGTATTGTTTTTCACATATCCCAATACACCAAAGAGAATTGTGGGACAATAATTATAAAAATAGATATCGTGGTAATGTACACGGTCATGTTCATGATAACAGTATTGATGACCCACATTATTATAATGTTAGTGCTGAAATGGTTGATTATACACCACGAAAAATAGAAGAATTAGTTGAAAGAAACTGTCATATATTTAATTTTGACGGTAGATTATTTAAAGATTATAAAGAAATAAATTGGTAATATGGAAAAAGGAAAATTAGAAAAATACACAGAATTATTAAAAAATGATTCTGTAATTAAACATCTTAAATGTATTGGGTTTAAAGGTTTATTGACTGGTGGTGCTGTAATTGATATTATAATGGGTAGAGCACCAAAAGATTATGATATTGTAGATTACAGCCATAACAGTAAAAATATTTTGCTTGATAATGGATATACTTTATTTAGTGATTCTGTTACAGCTACAACCTTTAATGGTTATTTTGATAATAAAGAAATTATTGTACAGTTGTTAAAAACAAAAATACAAGATTTTGATTTTGAAATTTCAAAATCTACATTTGATATTAAAGATAATAGACTATCACTATCATATACATTTTATGATAAAGTGTTAATTCCAATAAATTGGGAAAATCCTAAAACTTTGTTGAATTGTTTACATAGAGTCCCACATTATGAGAAAAAAGGTTTTCATTTACCTGAAATAACTTATCATTCTATGTTAGGTGTTATTTCAAGGGGTATTGGTGCTGGTAGTATGTTTTTAAAGAATAGTTAGTATGTTGTTTATAAGTACAGATTTTCATATTGATAATTTCAACCACGACCTTATGGTTGATTTAATGGATCAACAATGTAAAATAATATCTGAAAGTGGGTATGATGTATTATATGTAGGAGGTGATATATTTGAATCTCGTGAAGCACAAAGGATATCAGCACTACAAACATTTCAAGATATGTTAGATATAGCATTATCTTATAATATACAACTTAGGGTTATACCTGGAAATCACGATAAAACAGTTTACACTGAAGAGGTTAGTTTTTTAAGATATTTTAAACACCACCCTTCATTGATGTTGGTTGAAAGCAATGCAACATTCATAGAAAAAGGGTTTGGTGGGATACATATGATTCCGTATTTTAATTATGGTTGTGATAATTGGATTAAGAATTTTGGAGAAATAAAAGAAAAAACAAAAGATTTTAGTAAAAATATATTAATTGGTCATTTTTCTGTAGACGGTAGTATTAATAACGATGGAAGCAAAGTAAAAGGTGGAATTGGTAAGAAAGAATTGAAGGATTTTGATTTAGTATTGTTAGGGCATTATCATAACCAACAACAACCTAATGAAAAAACGTACCATATAGGTTCTATAAAACAAAAAGATTTTGGAGAAGATCAAAATAAAGGTTTATATTTTGTAGATGACCAATTTAATATAGAATTAATACAATTAGAATTTCCATTATATAAAAAAGTTTATATAGATTTAAATGAGAGTACATTTACTGATATTTTAGATAATATAGACATTTATAAAGATGAGGCAACATATAATCATATACGTTTTGTTTTAAATGGAGAAGAGAGTGATGTAATGGCTTTTGATAAAAGTTTACTCACAGAAGTTGGTATTGGTTGCCAAAAAAAGATTAATCGTGAAATTGTAGATTTACCAGATGCAAAAGATTTAAAAGATGAGGTTTTAAAATACAATAAAGAGACAATAACTGAAAGGTTTGATGAATTTTGTGAAAGAAAAGGTTACAACAAAGAACAAGGGTTTGTCATATTAAATGATGTTATAGGGTGACCCCCTATTAGTATAATATAAATTTAAAAATATAAAAAATGGTAGAATTATTTGAAATTGTAGGTATAGGGTTTTTATTACAATTTGCGATACAAATTGTAAAAACTTGGGTTGATACGGGAACATATAGCGTTAGATTTATTAATAGAGATTTAAAATACACTATTTTACTTTCAATGTCTGTTTTGGTTGTTATTTTAACATTTTGGTCTGTACAGAATATTTATGGCTAAGAAAAGAGATATTAAAAAAGAAATAAGGTCTCTAATAGATGATATTAATTCTTTTGTTGGAAAAGGTACTGCTATATCTTTTGACGATGGAATAAATCGCGATATAAAGACTATATCAAGTAACAGTTTAGCATTAGATTATGCTTTAGGTGGAGGATACCCAGTTGGTCGTATTATAGAAATATATGGTGCAGAAAGTTCAGGTAAAACAACTTTAACACTTGAAGCTATTTCTTCTTACCAGAAAACTTATCCAGATAAAGCTGTAATGTTTTTAGATGTGGAAAATGCCTTTGATCCACAATATGCTAAAAATTTAGGGGTTGATTTGAGTGGTAGCAGGATGGTTTTTAGCCAACCTGGAACATTTGAAGATACTTTTAATGTTATAGAAAAGGGTGTTGAATCAGATATAATAGGTCTTATCGTTGTTGATAGTGTTGCAGCAATGACACCATTAGCAGAATTAGAAGGTGAAATTGGAGAAAGTAAGATTGGTTTGCAAGCTCGTTTGATGAGCCAATCTATGAGAAAATTAGTTGGAAAAGTGCAAAAGTCAGATACTATGATTTTTTTTACAAACCAAACAAGGAAGAAAATTGGTGTTATGTTTGGTGATCCAACAACTACTCCAGGTGGAGAAGCATTAAAATTTTATGCAAGTATAAGGATTAATACTTTTAAATATAAAGGTGTAAAGGACAAGTCAGGGGAACTGCAAAGCAATATATTGAAAGCTAAGGTAGTAAAAAACAAGATTGCCCCACCTTATAGAGAAGCTGAACTTAATATTAGATTTGGCGAAGGTATAGATAAATATACTGAATTAATTGAGTATGCCACAGAATTAGAAATTATGAATAAAAAAGGTTCATATTTTTATTATGATGGCACAAATTTAGGTCAAGGGATAGAAAATGTTAGAAGTACATTTGTCGATAACCCTGAACTGTTTGAGATAATAAAAGAATTAGTGAAAGAAAAATTAGATTAATGGAAGAAAAAAACACAAGGGTCGTACTTGAATTAGAATTAAATATGGATAAGGATAGGGTATCTGCTTTATTAAATTTAGAAGCTGGTGAAATATTATTATTTGAAAAAGGTGGGGCATTATACGATTTAGTTTGGTCTTATGAAAATGATTCTTGGACACTTACTTTACTTGGTGAAGAAGTAGAAGAATTATATGAATCATTAATTGATTCTGTTTCAGATCTTATAAATGAATTAGGATTTTTTCCTATGATATTTTCAGATGCAGAAGAATTAGTTAGTTATTTATGCGGTTTTGAATAATGAATGCTAAGGAATTAATTTTAGAAAATTTCCTATCATTTAAAAAATTAAATTTAGATCTTGGTGGTGTTAAAGCCATACAGGGTCTAAATTTAGATGAAAAAGATCAAGAATCAAATGGTTCTGGTAAATCTGCAATTTTTACAGGTATAGAATTTTGTTTATTTGGTTCTATAACAAGAGATGTACCCATTACAAATTTAATTAAATGGGGAGAAGTTGAGGCATACAGTTCGCTTGAGCTATATTGTCCAATTAGAAAATCTACTTTATTAATAGAAAGAAAAATAGCAAAAAACAGCAGCAGTAAGTTATCTTTGATAGAGGATTCTGAATCTGTAGATTTTTCTACTGTAAATGATGGAAATAAATTTATTATAGAATGGATAGGTATAAGTAAAGATGATTTACAAAACTATTACATTATAAGTAAAGATAGATATAATAGTTTTTATAAAAGCAGCAACACCAAAAAATTAGAAATGATATCAAGGTTTACAAATCTTGATATAATAGATGGAGTTGAAGATACAATTAAAAAACAAATATCACAACTTAGATCCAACATAATAGAAAAGGAAAAGTATTTAGCTGTATTAGTAGATAGGGTTGAAGAAAGTAAAAATTTAATTATTGTTGAAAACAATAGGGATTACGATTCTGAATATAGTATTGCAGAAAGTAAATTGAAACTTAGAATTGAAAATTTGAATTCTAAAATTAAAATAGAAGAATATTCAATAAAAAGTAATCGTGAAGAATTAGAGGAATTATTTAATAAATCTTCTATTATAAAGGATGAAATTGAATTACAACAAAAGTATATTTATTCGTTAGGAGAACCTGACGAAATAGAACAAGAAGTTAGCGGTATTTCTGATGTAATAATCAATATTCGTGAATTTTTACAAACGCAACAAAAAGAAAAAGATTTAATTAGTTTAAAATTAAATTCTGATAGGTTAAAGAAAGAAAAACTTAATACAGAACTTGATGGAGCAATAACCTGTCCAAAGTGTAAAACATCATTTTTGTTAGGTGATAGATCAATTGAAGATATTTCTGCAGAAGTTGATATACTACATTCTGGTATACAATCTTTAAACAAAGAAATTAAAATTTTAACAGAAGGCATTGATGAAATAATTTCTGATATCACGGTAGAGGAAATAAAAAAACGTGAAATGCAAGAAGTTCTTGATAATTTTTTAGAGCAATATAATAAAGCCAATAAAGATTTAAGAATTTTAACTGGTGATTTTAATGAAAATAAATCTTTACTTGAAGATGTTAAATCTTTAATTTCAGCCTCTGACCGTGCTATTTCTGATAATAAAGAATCTATAAAATCTATAGAAAACCAATTGTTGGATTTAAGTGTTGGTGAATTTAACCATACACTGGTTAAATCTCTTGAAGAAAAAATTGATAAATCTAACGAAGAAATAAAAATTGTAAATGGGGAAATTGAAGAATTAGAGGAAACCATTTTTAACATAAGCAATTGGAAGTTTAATTTTAAAGAATTTCGTTCTGAGCTATCATTAGACGTTTTAAATTTAATTTCTGCCTTTACCAATAAAGTATTGAAATCTATGGGTAATGATATAGAAATAGAGTGGAAAGGGTTTAAAGTAAAATCAGATGGTTCTATTAGTGATAAAATTACAGCACAAGTATTTAGAAATGGTGAAAAACATATGTTCGGTGATTTTAGTGGTGGAGAAAGGGTGAAATTAGAATATGCAAATATTTTAGCTTCACAATATATGATTAACTCCACTAATAAAAATGGTGATTTTAATTTTCTTATTACTGATGAAATAACAGAAGGACTTGATCCATTAGGGTTATCTTTATTAACTAAGTCATTGTTAAAAACAAATAAAGATATAATATTGATTACCCACGTTATGAATATTAGAAATCAAGAAAATATATTATTAGTAACTAAAGAGAATGGAAATAGTAGAATAGATGATTGATATGGTATATTATTTAGGTATAGATCCTGGTAAAACAGGGGGTTATACGATTATAAATTCAGATGGTGTTATTGTAAAATCTTGGAAAGCAAAACCTGATGATGATTTTGGTGGAATTGATGTAAACCATTTATATCATTTTATTTTAGAATTCAAAGATGACTTAGTATTTGTCGTAATTGAAGATGTCCATTCTATATATGGTTCTGCGGCAAAATCTAATTTTAATTTTGGTCGTAATTTTGGTGAAGTTTTTGGGGCTTTAAAGGCTTGGAATTTTGATATTATAAAAATTAAACCTAAAGAATGGCAGAAAATTATTTGGGAAGAATGTGATATAGTTTATAAGAACGGCACGGTTAAAGATACAAAACAAACATCAAAGAATGCTGCTTTGCGTATTTTTGGGGAAGATAATTGTAAATTACTTATTCCTTCAAATAGGTCAAAAAATATGCATGATGGTTCTACTGATGCTGCTTTAATTGTATATTCACAGTATTGGTCATTGAATATCAGCTCAGATTCGTAAACTATTGTTTGTGGTATATGTATACCAAAAGTATAAAAAATTAATCTGAGCTGATATTAGATCACTTTTAGGGCGACCCCCTATTAGTAATAACAAAAATTTTAAATTATGTTGATGATTATTATAACATTGATGGTTTTATTAATGATTTCTTCTTCTTTATTATTGGAAACATTTAAAAAATATTATACTGCAAGTTTGTTTGAATCTGTTGATCATATTCTTGCTGTTACATTTTTAATATTCTTTATGGTTCTTGTTTCTTTTTCTTTATTAAAGGCTTTTTTATTATGGTAAAGAAAATTGGTGAAAAAGAAATATTTTTTGAGATATGGGAAGAAAGAGAGCATTATTGTAAGAATTGTAAATCTTACTTAGGAGAAGAACCTATTGCTCAATTTTTTGCACACATAAAACCAAAGAGTACACATCCAAAATTAAGATTGGATAAAAATAATATAATTTTATTGTGTAGTGATTGTCACTATGCTTTAGATTTTAGAGGAATTAATGCTTACAAAGAAAGGGAAAAATTATGATAATAACTAAAATGGAAAATGGTTGCTTTATGGTGACAAAACCAGCTGTGAAATTAGAAAAAAATGAAATTAACGAATTACGGTATGATTTAACAAGAAAAACTTTTGAATCAAGTAGATATCGTTTTTCTAAATATGGAAAATAAAAAATTATGGGAAAAGTACAAATAAAAACGGTTTACCCCTCTTTAAAATCTAAATATATAGTTGAACAAGCATATATTTATTTAGAGAACATAACAGAACAAACAAAACATTCTTTTTCTCCGGGACAAGAATATGAGATAATTTCTGAAGATTATCATGTTGGATTTGCATATTACGGTAAGGATACTGTATTATATGCAGTTACAGAAGAAGGTAAACTTTATGTTGAGGGCATAATTAGTGTTCTTTATTATGGTGAATCTGTGGTGCAAGACCAAGAGGTTGAAGATCAAGTGAAACCAGTAAAGAAAAAGAGAAAGAATGAAAAGTAAGATAGGCAGTTATCTTGTTATTGATTTAGAAACTGGCGGTTTGCCTAATGTGAATAAACAGGCAACTTATGATGTTCCAATATCTGAGATGGCTTTAGTGATGGTAGATAATGAATTAAATATAATAGACAAGGATTCTTTTTATATAAATCCATATCTACCACCACAAAACTATACTAAAAAAGCATTTGAAGTAAATGGTTCAACATTAGAAATTCTTGAAAAAGAAGGTATACCAATTGAAGAGGTTATAGATAGAATTAAAGGTTTTATTGAAGTTAATAATGTTCTAAAACCTTTACCAGTTTTAGTAGGTCAAAACATTAGAAAATTCGATTTACAATTTCTTGAAAATTTGTTTGAATTATTTGGAGATGACCTGTACAAATCAGTCCAATCTATAGTGTTTGATACGTTAGAATTTGCTTATATTATGTATTGGGAAGCACCTAATTATAAATTAGGAACATTGTGTACCCAATATGATATAGATTTAGAAAATGCCCACACAGCATTAGCAGATACAGTAGCGACAGCAGAATTGTGGATAAGTTATACTAAAATGTTAAGGGGGGAATCTGAATCAGATGAAACTGAAGAAGAAACGGAAGAAGAAACTAAATTTGAATTTTAATGATACAAGAAAACTTTTTAAATGAATTATTCAATTTATCATTTAGTAGTGAAAAAGTTTTTAAGATAGTAGTAAGTAACTTATATGATAGAGATATTAGTAAAGAAGATAAGGCGCATAAAATAATTTTAAATGAACTTAAAAAGTTCAATAAAAAACACGGCGATATTCTTCCGACAATAGGTTACATAGAACAAAAGGTTTCTAAAGGTGGAGAATATAAATTGGTATTTAAAAGGATACTGCAATCAAAACCTGATAAGGAATTTATATTATTAGAGTTAGGTGAGTATTTAAAATCAGTAAGAACAGAACAAGCAATTTATGATTTTACAGAAGATTACAAATCCGGAGGGATTGAAGAGTCACTCGATAAGTTAGTCAAAAATACAAAAGAAATAAATGAACTAACTTTAGAAAATAAAGCAGAATCTTCAAACCCTTTTAATTCTCTTTTTGATGGAACACCAGATGAGATTTCTAATAAGAAAGTTAAATTTGGTATACCTAAATTAGACAGTATTGCTTATGGTGGTTTATCAGAGAATGATACAGCATTATTCATAATGAGGTCTGGTGTTGGTAAATCAACTTTGTTAAAATGGGTTGGATTCTACGCAAGTTATTTAGGTAACAGCGTTTTACATTTCCAATTAGAAGGAAGTAAAAAGGAAGTACAAAATAAATACCAGCAAATAATCACAGGTAATACTTATACAGAAGTTCGTAATATGGATTATGGTGTTATGAAAGATAAGGTTGTTTATGATCAATGTGATTTAATAGTCTACGATGAACGTTCTGATTATTTACAATATCTTATTGGCAAGATGACCTATGCAAAAGAGAAATTCAATAAATTTAATATAGAAGTTGTTTCTTTTGAAGAGTTTGGTATGCCTAATATGTCTATCGTTGAAAATAAAATAAAAGAGTATATTGAAGAATTTGGTAAATCACCAGATTTAATAATAGTTGATAGTTTAGATTTAATGCATCCAGGAGATGGGTTAAATTACGGTGTTGATACTTTTGCTATTAAAATGAAAATGCAGAATAGTTCTAAAATAATGAAGAATCTCGCCACAAAATATAAAACAAGGTTCGTAACAGCCACACAAGCTGATAATGTAAAGTTTGAAGAATGGAATAATGAAGATTTTGTTATAGATCGTTCCAGAACTGCTGGAGATAAGAGTTTAGCAAATGCTTTTAGTTTTGTGGTAAGTGGTAACAGAACTATAAAAGAAAAGAAGCTTGGACATTTAAGATTTTTTATAGATAAGTTAAGAGATTATTCCGGGGAAGGAGAAGTGTTTTCTTATCACACAGATTATGATCATGGAAGAGCCCTTGACTTGGGTAAGGGGTTAATTGAAGTAGAAACTTTAAAAAAGAAAGAGGGTGATAGTTGATATCACCTTTTTTATATATTTAGCGTGACCCCCTATTGGTAATAAGTAATTTTTAATAAATCAATAGAAATCATGATAGGAAACAATAAAAAAATTAACAAGGTTAAAAGGGTAATATTATTAGTTATAATATCTATACTATTAACTATTAGTGGTAATAGTTGTATGACAAGTAGTTGTAGCAGTTATAACAATAAAAGTAATTATGTAAGGATACAAAAGTCCCCATCATATTATCATCAACAAAACAGAAAATTAATTAAAAACAGATAAGATGATAGATACAAAAAATTTTAAACCACAGTTGGTCCCAAACTGGGGAGCAGGTGTAGAAGTAGATTGGCATGAAACTTTAGGTGAGCACCCTGAATACTATATATTAAGTAAAAAATTGGATGGTATCCGTTTGGAAATCCATAGTGAAAAAGGGGCTTTAGGTAGAAGTTTAAAACCAATTAAGAGTTTTGTTATACAGAATGAGGTTGATGCCATTATTGGGCAAATTAAAGATAGTGCATTATTTACAGGAGAATTCGTAATTGAAGCAGAGATTTACGGACACGGTTTAACATTTGGAGAAATACAACATTTTGTTATGGCTGAAGATGTTACCACAGACAAGAAAAGAAATCAATTACAGAAGTTGTGGGATAAAACTGATGGTGATGTTAATTTAGGGTGGACATTTCCAGGAAGAACTGTTGATTGGTTATGTTCTTGGCCGAAAGAATTAAAGATTAATGCTTTTGATTTATTTGAGTTTAACGAACCTGATAAAAATACGAATCAGCGTTTGACTACCTTATTAACAAAAGTGGATAAGTGTTTAGTTCACCACGGGATGTTCGAAGTTATCAATCAATTTGTATTGGATAGCGTAGATAAAATTCTTGAGTATTATGATATCGTTGTCGAAGATGGCTATGAAGGATTAGTTTTAAGGCATTATACTTCCACATATAAATTTGGACGTAAGACTTTAAAGCAACGAGAGAT